ACTGCGGCGCAGAACTCGGCTGCTACGCCGATCATGATCCGCTGGACGATTGCGGCGCTCAGGAATGCCAGCGCGCTGCCCGTGATGCACACGCCCAGGAGCGCGACGAAGCGCACGAGCGGCTTGATCGGGATATGGGGTGGTGAGGCGCGCCCGGAAGGCTTGGAACGGCGGCACGCGCGAAACCGCGCTGCGGGCGGCATGGGAACACTCCGAGGCAAACATTGCCGCCGGGTGCGAGCGGTGCCCGGAGTGCCGCAACGACGAAGCGCGCTACACCAAAGGTGGCGCGGAAGCGTGGTGCAAGACGTGCGCCTGCTGCGGGTTTTTGGTGCCGACGGATGGGATGCCGATGCCGGGGCGGGTATCCGATGGCATGGGAGGAACATGCGATGCGTAACCTGCACGACCTAGACCAATACCGCCTCCGCTCGCGCGAAGTGCTTGAGCATTACGGCAGCTTCGGCGATCACGAGACCGGCGTGTTCGACGTGCCATCGTGCATTGACAAATACCCCATGCGCGTAGTCGCCAGCAACGGCGAGGGATGGGATCACGTGAGCGTCAGCCGCCCCTCGCGGTGCCCGAATTGGCCGGAAATGGAGCAGATCAAGCGCATGTTCTTTCGCGACGACGAAACCGCCATGCAGCTTCACGTGCCGCCGTCCGACCATATCAGCGTGTGCCACACGTGCCTGCATCTATGGCGCCCGCACGATCAGGAGATACCGCGCCCGCCGGCCTGGATGGTAGGGCCGAGTGCGAGGGTCGCATCATGACCCACCAACCCATCGGTCGCCTGGCCATGCGCGAAGAGGGCTCCTACTGGGTGGCCTATTACGCGCTAGAAGGCACCATGCGCGATGCCGTCAAGCTCGGCATGGTGTCGATGGCGTTCATCGTTCGTGACCCGGCGCGCAAGGCCGCATTCATGGACCTGATGAAGCACGCTGTCGACGACATTATTGAGGAAAATATAGGCGTTCGCCCGGTTTGGGCGGATGCGCCGCGGCCCGCGCCTGATCATGAGAGGTTGGACAACGCATGACGCCAAAGCAAATTGATCTTGCGCGCCATGCCCTAGACACGGATGATTTCCGGTGACCGTTTACGTTGACGATATGGCCACCGCTTTTGGACGCATGAGAATGTGTCACATGATCGCCGACACCGAAGCGGAACTTCACGCCATGGCCGACTGCATCGGTGTTGCACGCAAGTGGTATCAAGGCGATCACTACGACATTGCGCAAAGCAAGAAAGCGCTCGCGCTTGCAGCGGGAGCGGTGCCGATCACGTGGCGGCAGGCTGGCGTGATGTCTCGCATTCGCCGACGTGATCCGAACGTGAAATTGTGCGACCCGGCGATTGCCGAAGCTGTGATGATGGCGAATTGGAAACGGCCGTTTGTGATCGCCGGATCAAAAAAAAGAACTGATAAATGACCGTGGTTGCGGGGTCAAATTGCCATGAACAACGATGTGGCGGCGTCGCGCATATCTCATTTCCGGGGCAACGAAATCGCTGCCTACGACAGACTTCCGCCACCTATTCGCCGAGCATTGCAACAGGCGGTTATTGAGTGGGATGCGCGATGGATTCGGTGGTTATTCAACAAATCCAAAAAGGTTTACCCGCAACAGATAGCGATAGAGAAAATGGTGATTTTAATTCAACAATCTGATGATAACGAAATAGAACTGTTCAAAAATCACTGGCCGGCCAGATTCGGGAAATACCCACACGTGGCCGCGCAAGCCACGATCCTGCGCGCACAACAAAAAACGCCCCAGCCCGAAGGCCAAGGCGTTGACTGAGCGGCCTAGTGTGTTGACTAGCTTACGACGCGGCAGGCGTCCCCGCAAGCGCCCCAGCAATCACCTGGGCCAACGCGAGCGCCGCGGATAGCTCGGCTTGGTGCGCCGGAGACAGCACGTTCGCCGGCATGGCAGCGGCCACGGCGCGGATATCCGTCAGCACAGCCGCGGCGGACGTGGGCGCCGGCGAGGCTTGGAGCGCGGCCAGGGCGGCGTTGAGGTTGCCCTCGGCCTTGGCGACAGCGGGCGTCACCAGCCCCGGATAGGTGGCTAGCTCGGCCTCTAGCACGGGCACCCCTGCGGCGAGCGCTGTGAGTTGCGACTGGTAGCTGCCGGTCGAGGTCGAGGCGCACCCGGCGAGCGCGAGTGCGGCGGCGAGGGTAGGGATGAGGGTGCGCATCGCTGAGGCTCCTACGGCGAGGCGGTTGTGGTGCCGCTGGCACTGGATGTGGTGCCCGTCGCCGAGACTGCCGTGGTCAGAGACCCGGTGCTCGCCGTCAGCGCCGCAACAGCCGCGTCGATGCTGGCGAGCTGCGCGGGCGTCACGACACTGCCGGCGGAAAGCTCGGATTGCAGTGTGGTCAGCAGCGTGATCGCGGTCGAGACCTCGGCCACCTCGGCGGTGACGGCGGCGGTAAGGTTGGCGATGTCGCCGGCGAGGGTTTCGGTAGTTCCGGACATGGATCTGATTTCCTTGGTGAGTGCGCCCACTTTTTCGTGCAGCGCGTTAAGGTTGTCGGTCAGCGCGTCAAGATGACGCCGGATATCGTCGCAGCAGTGCATCGGTCAGCCTCCGGGCGGCGCGCCGTGAGGTATATGCTACCGGCGGCCTCTGGCTGCAACGATGCGGGTTGATCAACTTGACGGGGCGCTTGACCAACTCACTGGCCGCTGCCACCCGCCACCGTGGCAACCCCCGCACGTCATGCGCGCCGGATATGAGCCGAGCGGGCCGTTGTTTATCGCCATGATCCAGCCGCGTCCGTGGCAATGCTGGCACGGATTGGAGATATCGTCGGAACGCCGGTTGTCGCGCTCGAATGCCGCGACACTTTCCGCGTTGGCGCGGACATACATATCGTTGGAATGGTCGCTCACAACCGCCCCATGAGCGCCAGCACGATCAGCACCAGCAGAATCACCCCAACGATCCCGCCGCCAGCCATGCCGTAGGGTGAGCCGCCGTAAAAGCCGTATCCGCCACCGACGCCGAACAGCAGAACCAACAGCAAAATGATGACGATGGGGTTCATGGCTTCACCGGGCTCGGCGTCCCGACCAAGCCCTGCGCCCCGGGCTGCGCGCTAGGGCTCGGAACGTGGTAGAGACCGGCCGCCCCGGCGGCCGAGATGAGCACTTGCAGCCACCCGGCCCAGGTCGTGGGCAGGCTGTTGGTCTGGATTGCGTGCCCGATAATCGGCAGCGCCGCGCCCGCCAACGCAATTAGGCTGGTTTTGATCGGTGCCCAGTTGATGCTTGTGCTCATGTGCTCGCCCCCTGTTTCGCCGCCGCAGCTACCGCCAGCCCGACCGCCACATACGCCGTGTCCGCGATCCGCCGAGACCACCCGCCGCCAAACTCGGCCTCGTCGCGCATCGTCCCGTCGAAAAGCCCCTGCGCGACCGCCAGCCGCGCGATCAGCCGCAGTGGCTCCATGGCACGCACCGCGCCAAGCGTAGCCGGCCCGAACGCGCCATCCTCCACCGCGCCGACCACGCGCTGCATGACGCGGATCGATGCGCTTGGCCCATCAACCACGGCGAAATCCGCCACGAGCACGTCCACGCCCGCCGGAAGATCGTCACCGCGCACCGCGTTCCAAAAATCCAGCCGATACACAGCCGTCAGAATGGCACTGTCCGGCGTCAGCGCGCGCAAATCCTGGATCGTCGCGGGGCGCTTGAGGTAGTCGCTCAAGGCCGTCAACGTCACGCCGTAGGCCGTCGCGCCGCCGGGGTCACCGAGCGTGTCGTGCAGCGCCTGGCCGTCATTATCCGGCGCGAGCACGTTGGCCAGAAATGCGGGGAAATTCGCGGCGGCCATGTCAGTGCGGGAATTGGTTGTTGATTGATCCGATCCCATCGGCCTCCACCACAGGCTCCGGCGCAGGATGAGGCACTGGCGTAGGCGGCGGATCAAGCGGCGGGCCAGGCAGACTCGGCGCAGGCTCGGGTTGCTCGCACATGGTCACTGTCCTCCATCCGGTCGGTTGCAATGCACCTCGCCGTATCGGCAGGGCGTTCCAGCCATACAGCAACTGACGTAGGGTTGCACGTGCACTTTCGCGGCGAGTTTCTGGACGATCGCGCCGAGGCCCACGATGTTGTCCTCCATGCTCCGCATCCGCGCTTCGTCCGCCTGGGTTTTCGCGTCTAACTGCTTCATCAGGTCCACGATCAGCCCTGCGTTCCTGGTGGCCGCGTCCTTGGCTTCCCGCGCAGCCACAATCGCTTGCGCGTTGTTGTCGGCCTGCTCCCGATGGTCCGCGCTCGCGTTCCAGAGCAGAGTGCCCACCGGGATTGCGATGCCGAGCCATCCCCCGATGAGCGCCACCATGGCCCGGTCTGTCAGAAACGCCCGCTCGCCATTTTTTTCGACCACAGCGAACCGTCCCCTTCCTGTGCGCCCCGCATCATACACATGTGATGCCGCCGCCGTGTTTCGCGGTGTGTCTGCGGCAAAGATTTTCAGGCTCGCACTCATTTCAGGCCCCGATCCTGTAGCGCGTCACGGCTTCTTCGGCACAACCTTGACCTTCGCCAGTTCTGCCCGCGCCTCGTCCCGCTCGCGCGTCACCTGGGCAAGCTGCGCTTGTGCCTGCTGCACCTGCTGCTTGGCGTCCAGGAGTGCCGCCATCGCTTTCTCCTGGCCGTCGAGCGCCTGCAAAAGCATTTGGTTGCCGGCGGCGGCCATGGCCCGGTCGGAGGGGACTTGCGTGCCCGCAGGCTGCGCGAGCGCGGGGGTTGCGAGCAGCAGGGCGGCGATGGTCAGGCGTTTCATTTCATTTCTCCAAAAATCGGCTGCCTATTTTGCATACAGCTCGGAAGACCAAGGCAGCCTCGGTGATAAGCGTCATGGTGATCCTCACGATGTTACTGCATATTCGCGATAAGTGATGGATTGGAGCGAGTCCCAGCCAGGGAGGGGTTCGTCAGGTGAGTTGGAGGAAGCGGGTCACGGTCTGATCCCCGCAAAATACACGTCATCGAGCGCAGCCTCGCCCATCGTGCCTTGGTGCGCCGCATACTGACCCCCGTAGGGCC